GAGCGGCTGAGTCGGCATCCTTGCATCAGTGAACATGTTATACTGCAAGAACTCTCCGCAATCAGCTGACATCATTATCTTTCGGGGTTGGAGCACGTGTCCCTGTGCCTGCAGCTCTAAGGTATAGGCCACTGCATCGGACCACCTAAGCCCTATAAGTATTTCATCATCGCCACAGCACCTGAAAAAGGCGCTTGCAACTCTGTCGCCTGCCGCACCCATGGCCTGTTGGGCCATTGATGCATAAGCAGTGTGCAGTATGGTGTTGTCACGGGCGGTGTCCCGCTCACCGCTCGACAGGCCTCGCTTGACTGCCTGGCCATCAATGTGGTGGTTGAAATGTGCCCGCTCCATCCACCTAGCCGCTGCAGCAGCAACTGGCATGCCCTTTTGATCATATGCACGAGCAATGTGCCTATTCAGCAGGGCTCTAGATGTTACCATGTGCGTCAGGTTGAAATCGCTGTAGTCAATACAGAGGATTTGGAGGCCCGTCGGGTTAGCAACGACGGCGTTGGTGGTTTCCCAGACGTCAGCCGGGCGCTGTCGCATCACGGCACCACCCTCGCGGTACGTTTTCTCGATGCCGGCTGAAGCATAGGAGGCCACCAAGTAGGATGTGTCATCTGCCGCTCGCAGTGCCCGCCTCTTCAGGCCCGGCTCATTCTTGGTGGCTGAACGGCAGTCCATTCTAGGCTCCTTGGCGAGCAACGCTTGCAGGTTGAGCTGGTGGGTGTCCCAATAGGCTTTCTTGGTGTATGGCCAGCCAAGGGCGGCTGCCTTAGAAAGCAACCTGTCAGTACTTGTGTCCGCTCTGTCCTTGTTGGAAGTGGTGCCACTTGGCATCCACATCCCCCTGGTGGCAGCCCACTTCTCTGGCGGTTGGTCACGCTGGGGAACGCTCACGTCTAAGGCTCTTGACACAAGCATACCGAGTGTGGCATCAAGCTCTTTCCTCCACTCTGGGCGCTGTGCGTGTGTGTTGTGGTCCAGGTACTCGTGCACGGTGCCAATCTGAGTCCGCTGTTGCATTTCCAGCTCAACATCATGCTTGCGGAGGTCTCGCCCAAGAAGCGTCTTTAGCCTGGCCACCAATACATGCGAGCCAAGCCGGCCACCTTCTGTCGAGCACGCACGACGCGCTATGGATTCGGCGTTAGTGATCCCTTCGTCCTCCCAGGCACCTAAAGGAACCCTCAGTGCTCGGCATGCAACCGGATGCAGCCCGGCTTCACTCATGGTCCGGCCCCACAGGATGGCAGCTGAGACGATGTACTCCTGACCTCCCTGCTGGGCCGCCAGCCAAGCCAATTCACAAGACGACAGCGGACCAATGGCGTTAAGCACCGATAGGATAGACACGCGCATCCGGCCGACAAAGCCAGTGGGGGCAGCTTCAAAGCCTGCCGCCATTGATTGCGTCACCTCAGTCTCATAGATTTGCTTTCTACGGCAGTAAGCGCTCGGTTTCGCAAACCAAGCGGCCCATTCACCAGCCGTGTATTGAGCCGACCAAGCACGGTCGCCTGCAAGCCCTTGTCCTGCAACCAGCCTTAATTTGAGTTCACAGCAGGCGGGCGGCTCGTCAATCAAATGGACCCTACCACACGCAGCTCCAGCGGTTGCTCTACATCGGTCACAGAGGGCCGGCACGACTGTTCCCCAGCGCCAAGTGCCTGCGAGCCGTTCGCCTCCTGACTTTCGGATTGTTGCGGCTCCTCGGGGTGGACAGAAATGCCTTCATCTGGTG